GCTTGAAATTTATTCTCTGAGTAATGAGCTTTATACGTATCATCAATGTGATCTTTTATTAAGTGTATATTTTTATCTTCACTAAATTTATAGTCAATCTTAGGAAGATCAATAACTTTTTTATCATTCTCAATTCTTTCAACATCTTGTTTTACTAACATATCAAATAACCTCATTTTTTAGTATACCTTTAATCATTTCTGATTTAACATTTTCTTTATTCATAAATTTTATATCACAGTAACCACAAACTACATACCCTTCTTTAGGTACATTATAATAAACTCTAGGATGATCGTTATCACAATATACCGTTTCTTTATCTGTATATTTTATAGTGTTTGGATATATTGCGTCTGGATCATGTTTTTCCATTATCTAATTTTCCAAATATAAAATATGTGATCTCCTATCTTTGCAGTCTTGTGTTTGCTCTTAGCCCAGCCTGGTGTAACGTAGTCAGCATGATAGTGTGTAGCACCATGTGTTATATCTGCCCAATAACCAGAAGCTATTTTAGTAGACATAGCTAAAACATAATTCCAAAGGTCTGCATCAATCTTTGGAATTTCATCTGACTTACCGTCACAGTACCAGCTGAACTGACACCGATGTCTAACTGGATATTCTATTGAAGGATCCTTCCAAGAAGGTTTAGTAGGACCTTGTTCTACTACTTCACAAGGAGTATCAGGAAATCTCTTATCCTTAACTCTATTCATCGTGACTTGTCCTACTGCTACCATACCACGAAATGGTTGGTTTCTAGCTTCCCAATAAATATTTTGTGCAATACATAACAATTGTTTGCTATCATAAAACTCAGCACGAACTGATGTTACTAATGAAAAGATAATAAAAACTGATAATATAATTGATCTCATAACCTACTCCTCTGCTATAAGTTTTATTCTATCACAGTTTAACAGCAATGTAAACAGTTTTTTTCATTTAAAATGAAAATATTCTATTATTTATTAAGATTTTGTAGGTTTCCAGTATTCTGAGGCAGGAACCTTTATAAATCTTTTGTTCGTTGTATTCTTACTTGGATTAGGAACTGTAAGAATAACATTCTTTAATTTTTGAAAAGCTTCGAACTGAGCATCTAATCTATCGCCGTATGATCTTTCTCTTCTAATGAGCTTAGTCCATTTCTTAGATACATTTGGTCTTTCACCTTTTGATTTATATGAATCATTACTAGATCTTCTCTTTCCCATATTTTCTTCTCCAATCGGCGTACGCCTGTAATAGTAAATTTTTTTCTAATTGCTTAGGATAGTTAAATGATAGTCCTTGTTCTTTCATAATTCTCTTGACCCACTTTGGATTGTTAATACAGTCTAAGTGGTATTTTTCAAAGAATGGTTTTTGTGGAATCTTTTCGTATGTTTCCATTATAGTTTAAAATCTTTGAACTTTTCACCTGCTTTAGTTTTATCAAAGACAGGCGTATCATCAACTAAGTTATCCTGTTCACTTTCTTCTATGTCAAATAATCTCATCTTGGACCTATCAACACCTACGACAAATCTCTTGTTTTTTACAGGATCATTATACCTGTTCTTTAGCTGTTTTACTAAAAGCTGTCCCATATTTTCAAGTTCTTCGGTCGATATGATTGCAAACATAAGATCAGCTGTTGCAGGTAAACCAAAACTTTCAGATGTATCTTCAAGACCGATGTCAGAATTGGTATATCCTGACCTTGTAGTTTGAGTAGCAGAAAATATTGGTACATCAAACTCAACGGCTAAGCCTCTTAATTCTTCAGCTATAGTTTTTATATATGTGTATGAATTTATTGCTCCTCCCATAGATTTAACTCGAGATGATGCCATGATGTTTAAGTAATCAACAAATATTATATCAGGATCAAAATCTTTCTTTAACTTAAGCTCATTTATTAATGACCTCATGTGAGAAGTATTTGCTTGACCGGTCGGATATTCTTTAATGATAAGCTTACCTTGAGTTTTCCTAGCAAGATCTTGAACTTTAGTAGAGAACATGTCTTTAGATAGGTTAGGAATTTGATCAATAGGAATATTCAATAGGTTAGCATCAATTCTTTCAGCTATTCTTTCTTCTGCCATTTCCAATGTGACATATAAAACATTGTATCCTTGCACCAGAGCAGATCCTGCTACATGACACATGAATAATGACTTACCTACACCAGTACCGGCTAAGCATATATTTAAAGTCTTATTCGGTATACCGCCTTTGGTTATCTTATTGAAGTATTCTAAATCAAAAGGTATTTTTTCTTCATCGGCATGATAAAAATCAAACCTTTCGTTTATGTTTTCAATATAATCATGACCTACATTAGCATCAAAGCAAACTCCTAAAGCCTTTTGTAATATATTAGGTAAGGCACCCTTTGTTAAAGTTGAGTGTTTTCCATCTATTATCTGGATAGATTCCATTATGGCGTTATATACTGCTCGATCTTGACACCATTTTTCAGTTGAGTCCAGTAACCATTTTTCATCTATCTTTTCTTTACTGAAGAGATTTGGCAGTATTTCTATTGCATGTTTATAATGCTCTTTACTGAAATTATCTGATTGGTCTACTTCAATTTTAAATGACTCAACCGTGGGAAGCTTATTGTACTTCCCGACAAATTTACCTGCTTCTTTAAATAAGATTCTGTAAACTCCTTCAAAATAATCAGGCTTTATGAAAGGTAGAACCTTTCTCATGAAACTTTCATCTGTCAATAAGTTTCTTAATATTATTTGTTCTAAATTTGTATTCAATTCTTTTTTCTTTCTGTTGTAACTACTGAACCGTCTTCCAATCCTCGAGCAATAATCGAGTTTAAAATTTTACCTGCTTCTTCTTGTAACTTAGCATCAGTTTCATCAAGATCCGGATCAGGAGAAGATACTACTTTAAAGTA